TTAACTTTGAAGTTTGACATTATTTTTTTATCCTCATTGAGGAATAATGTTTTGGTAGTACTTTTAGAACCCTTAACACCACTAATCTTATTACCATCTTGTAAATTATTTTTTATCCAAGTTAAATCAGTAAAGGGATATGTATCCACAAAACTAATAACATCACTCTTACTAGAATTCAAATAATTAACTAAATTTTCACTACCCGGCAATGGGGATTGAGGTCTTGTCACTTCACTATTTAAAAAATGGTTAGAAAAAAACGTAAAACTACCATTATCAACTTCATTTTTTATGTAACCCGTATTAAAAATACCCCTTATTAAATTATTCCAACTCAACCCTTGACCATCATTAGAAATTAACTCTAAAATCGGTAAAAAGTTTTCACCGGTAATATTAAAAGTTTTAAGGTCTTGTATTAAAAAAGGATTATCATTAGATAAACTTTCAACAATATTATTTTTTTCAGTGTCGGCTATTATATTAGTAATCTTATCCGAATCAAGTAAATTATTAACCCTAACAAGTCCACTATAATTAGAAATTAAAAATAACCTTTCATATATCTCATAAAAATATTTTATTTTTTCTTTATTTTGATAAACATTGTTATCAATAGGAAATTCAATGGCGTTAATCGAAACTCTATTTGTTTCAAATAATTCATTAGCGATTGATGTTGATTGAGTAGGTGATAACCCTCTTTTAGTTAACCCCCTTAAATATTCCTCTACAAATTCAACTTCAGGCCAAACATTATATAAATAACCTTTAGTTATATTCGTATATTTACTATCACCCGGATAAGCGATTTCATATTTTTCTCTATCATCACCAGTATTAGTTGCAACAATAAATTGAGGCCAAGGATAAACCGGATTATCACTATTAACACCCGACGAAACATTATCAGGATTAGCGTTAGCCACTTCACTATTAAATATCGCGTCTTGTCTATTCTTATCATCTCTAACATCCCAAGCTTCCCTATGGGTATTATCCAATAATCTAAGAAACGCTTCCCCATTGGCAAATATTACAGCCAAAACATTTCTAATAGTCGGGACAAAACCAATACCATTATTTCCCTTATCTTTCAATAATTCAGCTAAAGAGTCTGTTAATTGTTCTTGTATTTTTTCTTTAATCTGTCTAACCTCTACTTCGATTTTGTCGACAATCCCTATAAAAGCACCTTCACCTTCAAAAACATAGTAATAACTAACTTTATCAGGGTTTGCGTCTGAAGAGTTTTGATTTGAAGAAAAATCCAATTCAACATTATTAAAAATACCTTTTGTTATTAATTCAACTTTAAAATCAGCAATTTGACCATCTGTAGGTTGGGTACTCAAACCTTTTTGTTGGATATATGTTTCTTTTAAATCGATATCATTTATTGTGGCGTTTGTTTTATAGAATGTGTCGTAAGTTATAGGATTAGGTATGGATGACGGAACAGGTGGTTTACCACCAACAACATAAGAACCATTTTCACCTAAAGTTTCGTTTTCACTCAATTTAGAATTAAATTTAACTATTAACCCCTTCAAGTTTGATATCGCAACACTCCTCTTTTGAGGGTCCCTCAACTCTTTTTTGAAAGTATATACTTTAGTTTTTTTGGTATCGTTAAGAATAAAAAAGTTCTGAGTATCCATATTCTGATTAAACCAAGAACCACTTTTATCGGTACCGGCAAAAGTAAAAACCTCCTTTGTATAATCTATTAAATCGTTAGTATATTGAGTAACATTAGTTAAAGGGTCTAAATTCTCTTTAGTAAAAGTATCCAAAGTATTTTTTATAAATAATTCCAACCTAAACTTTAATTGCATCAAAGTTAACTCAGGAAAACCATCATCTATAAGACCTTTAGATTTATATTCCCCATATACTTCTTTAATTTTTTGATAACCCAACTCAACAACCCCATCTTCCACATCAGAAAAGTTTGTTGAGGTATTTTTTTTAGTTTGTATTTGGATTCTTGAAGAATACATATGAGGAACGGCTAACAAAGAACCCATAGTCACCTCTGCCAATATAGTATATTTGTAAGTATAAAATTCTAAATCTATACTAAAGTTACCCTTGGAGGTGTCATATCTAGAAGAAAAACTTTGTAACATTAAAGGTAGTCTAACAGCCTTTCCATAATAACCTTTAATAGTTAGATTAAATTTAGGATATGGTAAATTAAAGAACGCGGCATATGGTGAACTATCACCACCTTCAAACATAGCCCGACCTTTTATATCTTCTAATTCAATTCTTATACTTGGTAAGAAATCTAATCCTTGTCTTATGTTTATACTAGTAATACCCAATAATCCATTATCGGTACCTCCTTGTTCCCCATCAGAAAGAAGGCTTTGTCTAACATAAAACGATTCATCATTTTTAGCGGTTTCATTAGGGGTCCGATTAAATTGTTGTTTTACTTGATTAACCCCTTTACCTTTAAGAGAATCTTTACCTGTTAACTCATCAGTATATGAATTGTCTAAATTTGTTTTATCACCTTGTTTTAGAAAATTAATAGACCCTACGGTTATTGTCTGATTTCTATCGTCATTAGACACCCCTAAAGCAAGTTTAGTTCTTGGTAGTAGGTTACACTCTAAGTTTGCGTACATAACCAAATTTTCATGGTTAACAAGTCGGTCTTTGATTTTACCTTCACTATCAACAACCTTATTAGGGTCAATTAAAGTAATATTATTATAATCAAATTCAACAAAAATATTTTCATTATTATCTACCATAATAGAAGAAGTGGTTATCTAATTGAGATTTATAGTCTTGTATAGAACTTACTAAAGGATAGGGAATAGTCAAGATAGAAGCGTCAGGTATATTCCACTCTTGTCCTCCAAATTCAGGGTTAGCACTCATTATTAACCAACCGAAAAAAGGTGTCCCATAATATTGTTGTGACACTTTATCTAATCTTGACTGACTAACTTTATAGATATATTTTTTATCGCTACTTTTACTAGGTAACGATATATATGGCACTGTAGTTTGTTTACCTTCAATAACAAAACCTTTGTATCTATTATAATATTCTTTTCCCATTTCTTAAATAAATTTTACAACACTATCCCATTTATCACCACCGGCAGGTCTATAGAGTTCTTTTAGTAGTGTTTGTTGTTGAGATATATCAGCCGCAATTACAACCGTGGAATAATCAAATTCCCTAACTTTACCTTCAATAACACCGTCTGAGTTATTTACGAAACTTGTGTAAGATTGCAGCGACTTAAAATCCTCAATTAATTTTTGTTCCTCACCCAACTCTTCTTTGACTATATCCGCAAATTCATTACAGAGTCTTCTAAAAATTCTTTTTAATCTACCATTTTTATTTATAGGTGCGGTTATTACAGCATCATTAAATATTTCAAGTTTATCCTCATTATTAAACACATTTGATAAAATCAAAAACATATGTTGATTCACCAAGTCATCGTTTTCAGCATTACCTACCCAATTAAATGTACCCGTATCTTCATCATAATTACTACCATCTTCTGTTATAAATGGTTCATCTGAAGAGGTACTGTTTTTATTACATAAAAGTTCTTCATAGAACTGGTTAAAAGCCAAAAGAACTTTTTTATAATCATCACAAAGTTCTTGAAAAGTATTTTCAGCAGATGTCGATGAATTATCAACTTTATCGGTTGAGGTTGTATTATATATAATAGGGATACCTGACTCCGGTATTTTACCGTCAAACTTTTTTGAGATTAAATTAATTTCTCTTAGGACTTGAACCATGTTTTGTTGTTGTTCCGTTATTTCATTAATTTTTGTAAATATTGGTGATGAAAACGTAGCTCTATAACTATTAATATAATTTACCATGTTAGTCTGAACAGATTCTACATCTCCTTTACTTATATTCTTATCAACCAATCCTTTAATTATAAAGTTTTTATTACTAGAGTAAGGTTCTTCTATATCATTAATTAAAAATTGAAATAAATTATCTATATTTTCTTGAGTTTTTTCAGGTTTTCCATAAATTCGAGTTGGAAAATCGCTCCCCTCGTTAAAAGTTGTTCCCGAACCAATAAAACCATTACCATCGATATACTTTCTATTTTTAGAAACTAACTGCCAAATACCAAAGTTTTCTTCATTAATAAATGTTTCAACCTTATTTGGTATAGAAACATAATAGTCGTTCTCAACTTTCAATAAATCATCCACTATACTTTTATAAGTCATAGTACCCGTCAAACCAGAGGGAACGGTATTCTCAGAAGTCACTGTACCAATAGTATTACCCCCTTCATTCGGTAGGTCATTCTCAACTCTTACCTGTTCTTCCGTATCTAATATTCTATTAATTAACTCTCGGTCTAATGTTGACCTATCTTCGGTTGCCACCGCTCTTTCATCATATATTTCAGTGTTAGCATAATAATTGAATGATAACGCGTTTTGTAATTGTTCAACCGGTCCGGTTAACCCCTGACCACCAATAAAATCAAACGACATATTAACCTCCGCAACCATAGGTTGAACACCTATACCCTCCGGATTTAAATCTAAATTAAGTGGGTTATACGAGATGTTTACACTCTTAGGTACTATTTTAGTATTATAAAAATCTCCAATTCTTAAAACTAAAATCGGTGGGGTACCAAATGAAGTATTGGTAGCGTCATTACTAACTAAAGTATCGTTACCATTACTATCAGTCCTAACTATAGGTATTGTCTCACCAGGTCTTAGACATTGATTTAAAAAAGTCAACCTCCCATTTAAACCTTCCGGAGTCATAGAATGAAAAGCAGGATTAAAATATTTTATCTTTTCCTTAATAGAATCATATACCATTGGACTTTCTTGTCGAATCACTTCAAAATAATCACATTCCGACAATAGTTTTCTTAAAATTCTTTTACCTATACCTTCTTTTAATCTCTCTTGAGTTGTTTTAGTAAAATTATCTTTTGTAACATTAGTCTCTATTATTTTATCTTCTAATTCAGGTATAGTCTCAGTAGGTATAACTTCAATTTGATTAATAGACACTCTTCTACAAGCCATGGCATTTACAGAATATATTTGAGAACCTCTATTAGTTTTACCATCTCTATCTTTAATATTTTTTGTACAATCAACCGGCGACCCAAAATCACCATTAGAGGTTTTAGGGGAAATAATTTCTTCATTAGAAATATTTTCCTCACCTACAGCCTTTGTTTCACTTATTAAAATGGTCTTGTCGTCAAAATATTGTTTTAAATTAGCGTCCCCCGATGTAAAACTCTCAAGAAATTGTTTAACCGAATCAATTCTCCTTTGAGATAATGTTTTATTGTAATCTTCGGATGCGGGTGCCGATGCCGACCCAATTAATGTTATATTTATTCGACCTTTCTTTTCTTTTAATATGTCGAAAGCATCTTTAATAAAATTACCACTTGTATTATTAGCTATAGTATTATAATTATCAATTACAACGGTATCAAAGAATTGTTTAACATTTTTTTCAGTACTACCATCAACAAAAAGGCCATTGGCTTCAGACACATAATTATCAATGTTTGATTGACTAGTATACGGTCCATATGTTTGTTGAAACGGTACAGACGATGTCGTATTTCTAGTGTTAGGGTCAGGAATATCGTTGTCAAAATAGAACGCCAATCCTTTGTATTTACTTTTAAAAGTCTCAATACTAGGGTCAGGGGTATCTTTAGAATTATCTTTATCAGGTAGTTCTTGTATGATTGTTCTCACCACCTCAGTTGTAGGGTTATTACTTAATAACTCTTGATACGTAAATAAATCAGACGATGGAATAGTATTAAATTTAATACCTAAATCATATAAATCATATTTTAAACATCCTGCAAAGAAAGAATCCAACATAGAGTTCACCCTATCCTTAGAAACACCTTCTAATTGTTTCTTAACGATTAAATTCATTATAGATGGATGGTCAACAATTATTTTCCATTTTAAACTACCAGCTCTAGAAGTATCTTTATATGTATACATAGGTTCGGGTCTTCCTAAAAATGAAGTCGAATTCCAATTAGCGGTGTTAGTCTCACTAAATTCAATATCATAAGGTGGAAACCACATTACTCTACCACCATTAGGACCTTTTTCACAATTAGGTAAATCATCATATCTAAACCCTGGTTTACTTGACGTTCTCCAAGCTAAGTTTTCAATCGAGAACATATATTTTTTAGCGATAAAGTTATCTTGACTAGCCTCAATAACATTTTCACTCGTAGGGGCAATATTTAAATTAAAAGTATTTTTTAGAACTGAATTATTAAATTTTCGACCTGAATCGACAATACCTTCCGTTTTTTGTAAATCATTGTAAGTGTAGTAAGGAGTATCTTTAGTAAAAACTCGACAATATTCAATACCGGCTTGAGACCCGTCAGAATTATCAGTATATGATAATACTTGAGAACCTTTAGTTATCTCTTTATACCCATCATTAAAAACTTTACTAACTTGATTAATAGCATTACCTACGTGTTTTAATCTAGCAATTCCCGAAACATTATCCGCCGAATCAACAAGTCTCTGTGTTCGGTCTAATATTGAGGTCTCTTTAAATGTAAGATTGGTAGATTCCCCTCTAGTAAACTGACCGGCTATAATATCATAATCTTCGTCTTGAGAACCACTACCACCTCCCGGAGTCGCTTTAAAACCGGCATTTGGTTTATATTTAGGTGAAACCCAAACAAACTCTCCCGTTATTCCACCACCATCACTAAATGATTTTCCTGCAAGTCCAAAATTTAAACTACCAATATTACCCTCATATAGTTTACCCATCTCAGATGGGCCATAAACAGGAGACTGTTCTTGTTGACCAAATGGGTTAACAGGGACTTGATTAGGTGGTGATGTTATTGTAGATGGGTCGGCGTCTTTACTACCAACGTAATAACCTCCATTTAATGTTCCGTTATCCGGATTTATTAAATCAATTGCAAGATTAACCAATCCTTGACCAATACCCAATAACCCACCAAAATCTTTATTAAAACCTGGTTGGTACCTATTGTAATCTAACGACCTAAAAAGAGCCGACCTTTGACCATTACCGGTGTTGGCAATAAACACTTGTGAAGGTTGTCTTCTTTTATTAAGAATAGGACCTAAAAAACCTCCTGTTAATTGATTAACAACATTTAAAGCATTAGACGTTTGTTTACTATCAAAATTAGGTTCATCAAAATAATCACCCGGTATAGGAGATACAGGCCAATATGCCCCTCCCAATCTAGTAACAAAATCAACCGCTTGTAATATCGGATTCTCAGGAACCGTAATCCTCCAATTTCTATATATTAAAGGTTCTTTACCTGTCGCAATTAAAGACGCCTCAAATGGGTCTTGTAATGAGTCCAAATTAACTAAACCAACCGTGTTTTGATATATTTCAGCGTCAACTCTATTCTGAAAAGAAATTTTAAGTTGTTCAGCTCCTAATCTAGCTAAATACGAATCTTGAGATAAAGGACCTACATCACCTTGAGGATTATCCGAAAAAAGTATAGAATAAGGGTCATAACTTGACGCCACAAAATTAGGTGGGTCCCAATAAGGTTGATAAATAAAGTTATTTAACTGTATATCCGTTATGTCAACCATATACTGATAACCTCCATTAGGTCCGTAAGCATTCTGTATGTAAGCCGCGTCAATGAATGTATCGTTTAATATATCCATATTAGTCTGATTAGGACTATATTCCGCATATGTTGGTAAAATAGGTACTAAGGGACCGTTAAACGTAATCGAATTATTAAAACCACCCGTAGGACCAAACTCATTTAAAACATAAGATTGATTAGGGAATGGACTATTGGCGATTAAAAAATCAGGGGAATCAACAACACTATAATTACTTAATTGTGTTGGGTAGGTTAAAACACCTACCGGAGGTGTATAAGTACCCGGAACAGTATATGGTGGTAAATTAACACCCATAAGTGCATTCCTAAATGTAGATGTTGAAGCGAATGATAAACTACTCATAATAAGTTTTTATGTTTTTATTATAAATAGAGTAATAAGTTATTTTTTAGCGGTTAAGATAAGGGTTCATTAGTTTAGTTTTAGAAGAAGTTGGAGCACTTAACCCATTATTGTACATGGCCTCTTTCATAGACTGATATAATTTTTGTTTTACCCCTTGGTTTTCCAAGGCTAAAATAATTTGATTAGTATCTATTTGATTGGGAGCGTCTATTTTTATATTTAAATTAATATCTGCGGTAGATTTTGTCTCAATCGGTGTTTGAGGTTCGTTACTTTTATTACTTAACTTTGCCGAAGCTAACGCCATTCTTTCAAGTTCACCATTATTAACCCCCATTGTCTTATTAGGAAGGGTCTTCATTTCTTTAAGACCATCGATAAAACTTTCGAACCCTGTACCTCCAAATATTGTATCTTTCGCTAACGGCTCTATTGTCATTCCGGGCATTTTTATAAAATCTTCAACCGGTGTAATCGGTGTTTGAGAATTATTCCCTACCGTCGTCATTTTATCTATTAACTCCTCCAACAGAGGTACAATTTTATTATCACCACTTGCAAATTTATCAAGGTTAGTTTCCGCAGTACTGAGAGCGACTTTAAAATTTTCATTTAATTGTGTTGCAATTTCATTACCAACAGACCCTATATTAGTAAAAACCTCACTTAGACTTTGTTCACCCGATACTAAATTTTCTATAGAGTCAATTAAAACATCCGATGTTTTATCAAAAGTACTACTTATTTCACTAGTCTTACCTAAACTATTACTTATAAAATCATATAATTCTGATTCTATTTTCGCTGCTCCTTTAAAAGCATCATCCGTAGTTTTAGCTCCGGCAACACCCGTAGCCACTTTACCTTTTATAACATTAAGTGACGCGTTTATTCTTTCTTGAAGATTTAGTTGTCCTCGTTGAATTTCCTCAATAGATTTAGGTCTCCCTGTTTCCGCAATAGATTTCAAGTCTTTCTCATCTAACGACATCACATTTTTTTCTTGAGCTTCCCCTTTGTCATCCGTAAATTTAATTGTCGCCACCCCGTCTTTCATCTCAGACATATTAGCAATCATTGTTTGTTGTTCTTTACTAAGATTTAACCCTGAAGGCATCCTAATTTGGCTCATTTTTTTATCTAACTCTGCCGATGCTAACCCCATTTTTTGAAGTGTACCAGCAGGAAGTTTTAATTCTGAATTTAATTCTCTTAATCTTCTTTTAGCCCCCGGCATAATTTCAAAATTACCATCGGCATTCATTTTAACAAAAGATTTACCTAATTGAGCTAATTGGTCATTTAATTTATCAGGATTATTCATAGCGTTGTACATCAACTCTAATGGGTCTTTCAAACCACTAACATTAACACCTAATCTCTGCATAGATGCTGCCATTTTAATAGCGTTTTCTGGGTCAAAAACATTTTCGGCAAAACCCATTGTGGTTTTCATGTCAACTCTTAGATTAGTTGCGTTAGCCGCCATTTTAGCTAACCCCTGCACTCCACCCTCAAAGTTAAACCTATTTAATTCACCCATATTATCTATCACCTGTGATGAAATTTCTTTGGTATTAAGTCCCATGGACCTAGCGGTATTAATCACACCTTCCATTTGTTCACTAATACTATATAAAGAAAATCCGGTGTCTTTAAATGACTTACCCATATCATCCGCAGATTGACCTGAAACTTCCGCAGCCGCAAATATACCCGCAAAAGAGTCTGATGTTAGTATAATATTTCTATTCGTTACTTTACCTAACTGTATTTGAATATCGAGAACATCTTGCATCTGTCCCCCTAATCGTTCAACTTCACTAGCCGCTCCAGTTAAAGACGATTTAATCGCCATTACTTGAGTATTACTTAGACCAAAAGTTTTTACGACTTGATATGCTTTTTCGTCAACCTCTCTTATTTTATCAATTAAAGTTTGAGCATTAGGTATAAGAGAATCTGAAAGTAGTTTCTCCATTTTATCTAAATAACCATCTGCGTTTGGTGTTGCCATAATTTACATTTGTATATATAACATAAATACACCAAAAAGTAATTTTAACTCTTTGGTGTATTATCTTCGATTATTCTGTTTATAATATATTTTCTACCGTATATCGGCATTTCGTTAAATTCTTTCATCGAAAGAGTTATGAATTTATTAATCATATAGAACTCTTCGAGCAGAACTTGTCTGTGGTTAGAAGAAAGGACGAAAAAACTCCACCCCGAAAGCAACATTAGATGTCACTAATTCTCCTGATGGGGCGTAAATTGACCTTTTTAAGTCCAAGGCCGGAACGTTTTTATCTAAAAATTTTCTAATAAATTTTGAATCGAATATTGGCATTTCATTAATAAATTTACTTATATTTGCCTTATCTTCACTCCCATTTAACTCAATTATTTGAGACTCTAATTTCCAATTAACAATCGGAGCCACTCTACTTGCGGGATATTGTAGTTTTTTTGATTCTATCTCACGACTTTCACCAAAAGTAAGTGGTCTAAGTTTAATTGTCGCTTCAGACTTAGGTAATTTTACATTAAAATACCCGTCTTGAGTAGGTTCAACCTCAGGTCTTATAACGTCAAGTTCATCCAACACTATTGTATGGTCAAACATTTTTGAAGTACCCGGGTCTTGTAATTTAACCTCATATTCAGGACCAAAAGACGTATTACGTAAAAATAAAAGTATTGCTTCAATATCACCATCGATAAAATCTTCAGGTCTCATATCGTGCTCATAAACTTTATTACGTAGTAATTGATACGTTAAATCATTAGCGTTATTTTGTAATGCATTTATTAACATATTTTCATCGCTAGCGGTTAGGTAACCAACCTTAACAGATTTTTTATTGTTTTTATAAAATTTACCACCTGAGGGTAATTTTACAACATCGTGTGGTAAATTGAAATTTTCAGTACCAGCCTTTACTAAGTTATCATCCATATAAATTCTCTTTAAATCTATAATAAAGTATTTTACACATTTATAAATGGTATACTACAATATTAATAAAAAAAAATCCACACAAATTTGTATGGATTTTTTAAATAAAATTTTTTCATTTTAATATACTAAAACACAACGGTCCATTCTCATACTAGCCGTTATAGTCGCGATAGCATCAGTCTTATAATCTAAACTTCCAAAATCAACTGAAGTTAGAAAAGTTCCTTCAAGTATCCATTTTTCAACAACTACACCTGTTGGGTCTAGTAATTCTAAATCGACATTTTTCTTATATCCTGCGGCGTAACCCATACGACCTGTAACAGATTCAGCACATAACCTAACCCATTCCATTAAAGCTTGAGAAGCCGATGGTCCAATAGGGTCTCTAAATGTAACATTAAGAGGTTCCCAATTAAATCTACCAGCAACATATGTTGAGGTGTTTAAAAATTGTATCTCTGTAGAAGCCACCGTTATTTTAGGTCTAGCCGTAGACTCTACGAACCATTCATTTATCCCTAGAGATGATGGAAATCTCAGAACGAACCTATTTTGTCTTTTTGGTTCGTATGGTATGGGCATTTTCATTAATAAATCAGCCATTTGTTTTTGTATTTAATTATTTTTGTTTATCTTTTTATTTCTCTTATAAATATAGCCTAACTAAAATTTTTCTATTTACTTTATTTTTTTTTAAAATATTCTCTAACTAGAACTCTAATAATAAATACTTAAAATTTAATTAACTTATTTATAAATATATAATTAACTAGTAATATATTATATACTAGTAAAAAATCTTTAATATGGTCTCTTAACCCCACCAGCGGTCGAATATGTTTTAACCATAGGTTCATCCTTAAATCTATCTTTAATAACCTCTACGTTACGTATATCGTCATCTGAGAAACCTATTGTAGGTGTGAAATTATTTGAAACTTTATTTTTAAGAAAGGCTCTTTTTTTAATTTCATTTGAGATAACTTTAATGTGTTCAATAAATTCCCGTAAAGCACTAACCTTACCTTCTTCAGGGTCTGTCGCCGAACCCTCACCATAACTAACGGGGTGGAAACGACACAAATCTAAATATTCTCTTATCATATCTTTTTTAGAAACTTCATCTTGACCATTAATATCTCTAAATTTTTCTAAGTTTTTAACTAATTCATTTGAATCGATACCATTATGATTCGACACAATTAAATTATAACAAGCTTCTTTTAAGATTGATGGTGTATGACCTCTAGCCGTTATTATCGAAAATATTGACCCGTTATTAATCGCTTCTACAAAATCTGGCCAAGCCGGACCTACAGATGCTAACATTGAGTCAATTATAAATTGTTTATCACCTTTAACTCCAAAATTTTTAAATGGGTCTTCCCCAAAACCAACAATATTATGACCTTCATAGTTAAAGTCTTCTTTACCTATTAAAGTCCTATACTCTGCGAAATCTTCAGTAGACATACCTACCTCATCACCCTCATCGTCTTTTAATATAATTTTGGTTGGCATATTCATGATATTATCATCCCAGTCAAAAGCGTAATACTTCATATCCGGAGTTCCTTCTTCATCAATACCTTCTAAAATATTATTATGTGTTTTCATATTATATAAATAAAAGGTGGAGTCGTTTTATGACCCCACCTTTAGGTTTTTTTTATTATATGTTCTCAAACGATGCTCCCGCAGGTGTTATAAAGAACGTGATGTCGATAAATTCTAATGATTTAGTAGGTTTAATATAAATACTACCGGTCATTTGGTTTCTATCCAAATCAGATGCGTCTGATGAAACAGTCACTCTAAAGTCATAGATACCTCTATCACGTCTAATTGCGTCTAGTATCGGGTTGACTGCGTCTAAGAAATCCTGTCTTACTTTTTCATCATTTTGTTCGAATAATAATCTAACTGAAACAGCTGAAATTAATTTACGAGCTTGTAATAATAATCTTCTGACGTTAATCCTATCTAAAGCACTTTCTCTAATTTGTAAGGTTTTGTTACCCCATATAACAGTTCCCACATCTGAGAATGTTGCAATTGGGTTAATTCTACCTTGATAAAGAACATCTCTATCTTCTTGAGTAAGTTTCTTTCTCGCTTTAATTGCGTTAACTATACCTCTCGTGTAACCCGCCGCGGCGAACCAAGGGAAAGCAATGTTATCGGTTAAAGCTAAGTTTTTAACAACCTCAGCCGTTGGTGGTAAATAGATTTGAGTGTTATTCACACTATCTCTAGTTAATACCCAAGGGTAGTAGGTCGCAGTATAGTTAGAATCAATACCTGTATTATCTAAATTATCTACAGCTTCTTGTGGATAAATCAAATCTGATTGAACTCCCGTTGTTGGTGTAAATAAATTGTAATCAGGTGTTGTTGCGATATATATAGAATCCGCTCTATCGTTCTCAACCATATCAATAGCTTGTTCAACTAAATCTGAGTTGTTTACATAATCAATACCCGGTGTTGTAAATATGTTAATATTAACCGCTTCAGGGTTTTCAAAGGTTCTTTGACCTAATAGATAAGCGTAATAATCAGTATTCCCATAACCTTGAGTATTATCACCTACAGTTATTTGTTTAAACGCTCCCCATCCTGTTGCAGTTGGGTATTTTATTGATGAACAAGAACCGTTTAAGTATCCTGACCTTCCTAATACAAATCTATCACTGTTAGTTCTAGTTTCTCTATATATGTCCCATCCGTCGAAACCACCTGCAACTAAGAAAGTAAATTTACGAGCGAATAATCTATAATAAGGATTTTCTTCACTATCAGGGTCTCTAACAAAAGGAGCATCACCCGTAGAAAATGCCGTAGTACCACTACTCGCGTAAACATCCGGAATTGTAATACCACTTGCATTAATATCCATGTGGAAACCTTTAGTTCTGTAAGGCCACTCATTTCCGGTTGTACTAGTACAAATATCTAACGGTAATTGTTTACCTTTATAGTTAAAGAAATCAGCATCGATACCTATAGTATTAGAAATACCTAAGTAAGTTCTTCTTACATTATCACCACTACTTCTGATTATATCATCATCTCCTGACGCTAAACCGAAAGGTGGGTTATATATAACTTCACCTGGGAAATCATACTTTGTTTTATAAATTGGGAAAGGTGGTCTTGAACCAGCATATTCTCTAAAGTCATAACCTTCGAACCCACATGGTAATGAGTCTATCGGTGCGTCTTCATTCATTGTCAACATTATGTATCTTGAATTCAATGAGTATTCCCCGTCAACAGTTCCAACTTTTTGTGCTACAAAATTATTTTGATTCGGGTCCATAGCACAGTTAGTGAATTTTTCTAATACAACGGGATTTGCATCCGTGTCAAAGAAATCTCTAACTAATAAATCAAATGTACCATTATTAAATGAAATATTTGATACCGATATTTTAACTTCAGTATTTGAAGCATTACCGTCAGAAATCGATGTAAATTTAAAAAGGTTATAAACTTTAGTACCTCTTAATTCAGACACTACCCACGGAGATTCTGCCGATTGATATTGTTCTAAATAAAATGCGATAGACGTAGGGTCTGAACCTTGTCTCGCGTCAGGTAAAGCATTTAACTTACAATTAAGACCTCTAATAAATCCACTTCTCCATCCGTAATTTAATAAAGTTTGGAACTTTTCTTCAACAAACAACGGAACATTTGCTCTCGATTTTGCGAAGTTAGATGAACCAAATACTTTACTTAGGTACTTAGGGTCCGAATTTTGGAATGACGTCTCAAAGAAATATTTTTCGTTATTTTTATTTGTAATGTTTACACCAAACGCCGAATATGGGTTTTTAGTAACACCCGAGTATGTTCCGGTACAATCTAAAGTAACGTCGGTTAAACCTGAAACCTCATATACCGCTCCGTCGTCAGTTGAATATGTTGCCAAACCTCTTGAACGTAAAGTTGCGATAACTAAATCATCGTAATCTGTATAAGCCGTCCCTGAGTAAACATAAATCCTACCGATTAAGGTACCCGTATAACAATTTACCGGTGCCGCTGTTGTCGTCGTTGTTGTCGACGTTGGTACAGGTGTTACACATGGGTCTGTTGTTGTGGTAGTCGTTGTTGAATTAATTGTTGTCGTTGTCGTAACCGGATTAAGAGTTAACCCTGTTACTATTGACCAATAAGAATAACCACTGTAAGCCGCGTCACCATTATTGTCGAATAAACCGTAATACCAAGAATCGTTTTGGGGTGCTGAGTAATCAATCTCAGTTGAACTAACGTTATCCACACCAAACACATTTGTTTCTCCAGTAAATACTGTTTTAAAATCGTCATAAGTTTTTCCCGGTATTGCACCATAATAATTAATATTGTAATCTTCGGATGCCGGAGTACTAATGATACTAAATATCTGAGATTTCATATCATTGTTTAATGTCGATGTACTACCATCAAATAATTCATAAGGTATTGTCAGTTTTTCTGAAATTACCTCAGGTATTTGATTTGGTGATGTAAATGAAACCGAATCTAAGTTGTTAGTACAACCTGAGAAATCGATTGAGAAATCAATAGTTTTATAATCAACACATTCTGTAACGCAATCAACTGTTGTTGCACTTTCACAGAAAAAATCTACCGTAGTAGGATTTACATTACCTTTTGTTGTGATTGTCCAAGACGGTCCTGCGTCATATCCTGATAAACCTAAAACTCTAGTTACAAACAATTGATTCGATTGTTGTAAATAAGCTCTAGCTATATAAGACGCTTCGTACTTAGGAATTTGTGTATTTATGAATTTTTCGGGGGATGCTCCTCCAAAATAAGTTGTAAATTCGTTAAAATTACGTATGAATATTGGTTCAAAAGCTGGACCTTTTAGAGTTTCACCTACAAGACCTAATGTGGTTACACCCACACTCTGTGCTACGAAACTTAAGTCAACTTCAGAGGTAAACACACCCGGTGAAACGAATACTTTTTGATTTGATGCCATTTGTTTTTAATTTATTGTTTTATTTATTTATAGATAAATATTGTGAAAAAAAACAAAGTTCTTTTTACCTAAGGAACTATTTATTAAAAAGGTATACTTTTTTCTACCTTTTTTCTGCCTATGGACAAGACCACTAAAATAAAGAACCTAAAAATATCCCAAGAGGTACATACCACTCTAAAGACTTACTGTGATAAGAATGGGTTAACTATGTATAAATTTATAGAGAAGTTAATCATTGATAAATGTTCTATTAAGAAAGACGTATATGGTGAAGAATACTAAATAATATTATTTTTAAAAATAATAAAACTTTCTTTGTTTTCATCAATTTTGACCACTACCACCTTAATTCTATCACCATTGTTAATTAATAATTCTTGAACATCAGTACCGTAAAAGTCATCGTTTATAAACACATCAAATGAGTCAACATTTTCCGATTTTAATAACAACAAATCCGTAGTATAAAAGAAAGATTCACTAACAACATTATTTCCGGAAACGAATGATACTTTTAATTCTGTAGTGTCTTCATCGGCGATACCCGGTTTCCTATTTTTTCTCTGAACTTGGGTGTCAGATTCTATCACATTTAAAACTCTTGATATTGCCGGAGTCACCTCAAATTCTTCCTCATCAATTAAAAACCCTAACATTGTAAATGTATAATTTTGAATGTAATATTTTCTCTTTTCAACATCCATAACTGACTCATCCGAAATACTATCCATAATGATTGGTATGTAATGACCTTTAATATTTCTATATGCTTGTCTTGACGAAAACTTTTCTAAAACTATTTGGTTTAATTTATTTAACTCCCTCATTCTATTACACACTATTTTTACAGAGTAAGTTATATCAACAGGAACAGGTTGAGGTATTTTATAAATATCCATACCATTTCTCTCCCCATCCCAAGTCGGTACTTGAGCGTAATAATATTGTTTTCGATTTGGTATATTATAAATTAATGATGGGTTCGTACCATATTTAACTTCGGGAGTTCTAATTGTGGTTATAAAAGGTGGTAATACATTTTTATCTAAATCTTCGAAATTCCAAGTTTCAGTAAATTGAGACCAATTTTGTGTTGTGATAATAATATCGACCGTTGGAACTAACTTACCTGATACAACAGTTTTTAAGTCTTCTTTAACAAAATCCAAAAACCCCCTATCTAAATCTGCATGAAGCAAGGACTTAGGTAGATATGTACCATCTTTATTGATTTTTTCCAACAACTCTTCCCTTCTAGCCAACAAAGTTTTTTGTGTTGTTAGTGGAATATTTTTTTTTATTTTTTTAGGTAGTGGCATCTATTAAAAGTTTTCTTTTATAATAAAAATTTTATTTCTTCGATTAATCATCTCAACCTCAGTTGCTTTGTATACTGGCTCACCATTTTTCTTATATACAAATGAATCATATTTATATGGGTCGTATGTTATAACATTACCCTCACTTTCTTTAGGTAAATCCTCACAAGGGTGTTTACAAAAATCCTCTAACTTACCAACAACAAACGCGTGAACATTTTTACGTTTTTCATCTCTAACCTTTTTCTTACCGGTTTTTCTAACTCTAAATTCCACATCATTTAATTTAACGTAATCGGCGTGAGCAACAACTAATCCTTTGTGTTGTATTGAAAAGGTTTTTTTATGTAAGTTATAATAAACCATAACTTTAATACCGGTGAAATCTAAATTTTCATTGTCGTAACCACATTTATGACAAACATAAGGGTCATGTCCACCGTCAGATAATTCCCACGACCAATCACACTTATCACAGATAACCTCATCTTCAGTTATCATCTCGTTTAACATTCTATGTTGTTTTTCGGTTAATATTAGTTTCATAATTTTTTATTGATAATGGTGAGTTATGGTATTGACCGGTAAATTAAATTTATTTTCGAACCATTCTTTCAAGGGTTTTCTCCATAAATCATCTCCAAAAAGATTTAATAAAGCACTGTGGAAATTCTCATCTCTTATTTCTAATATTGGTGATTTTTCTTTGAACGGCTTACCTCCCGGACTATCATCATAATATTCAGGTGAAAAATAGTCGAATAAAAATTCACCAATGTCTGAATCATAGTCACCGTAATAGTATTCTATAATACCATCTTCTTCACCAAATAAAGAATCGTCTTGTGGGTCATACGCAATTGGTGATGACCAATTTAAATCTTCAAAATTAATTTCACCATCAATAAAATTATATATCATATCATATAATTTATTTTCCTTAATTAACATTCTCATAATCCTCTAAATTCATTTTCCGTAACCGGCGACGCTATATACGTTTTGTAGAAAGGTTTATATCCACCATAAGTATGTTTATTATCCGAATTAACCCTTCCATCGTTATTAACCACATAATACCTCACCTTTGTTTCACTTTCGTAGTACCCTATATAATCCCCATAATTTATTTCTATATCTAATTGTTCTAACTGTTTTTGATATATCGAAAATCTTAAATTACCCGGTTCCATTTGATTTAACTTAGAAGTACCTAAATTTTTATTTTCAGGTGCCAAAATTTGTACATAAGCATTTACTTCAACAGGAGATTTAAATTTAATACCGTCCGTCAGGGCTTCTCCATATACATCATCCGTTTTGGTTTTTAACTTATCAACCCTATAAACGACTAAAGTGAAATTCATATCACCACCTAACCATTCGGACCCCATTTCGATTTCCAAATTATAATCTTCAGCTCCGAAGAATTTACCTATTCTAGTAATTGGTACTTTATTCTCTTTCATATTGATAAATATTAGTTTATATGTTATTATTCTATTAAAATAAATATCTTGGAAAATAACGAGTCCGGTAAGGTAAGGAAATTAATAGAACGAGACGCCCTAATTATATTAGAGTCGTATTCGGGTGCTAATAACTATATTCTTTATTTACAGGATAAACAATCAAATAATCCGAGATTTTTACCCACTAGAAGTCAATCTGACTACATTGTTAAATATTCAGAAACTATACCTAAAATAGGTAGAAGGTGGGTGGATATGGACCCATACTTCGCAAAAAAAATAGCTAACGAAAACGGTATGATTGAAATACCCAAACAGGTTTGGGTTGAAAAACTTTTAGTCGAGAAAGAAAAATCTTACCATATTTGGGCCAAGTATAATGAAAAAGATAAGTTAAAAGATATGTGGATGCCTAAAGGGGCTTTACTTAAAACACATACCATTGAAGAGGTAGATATTGATTATA